GAACATCATCTCTATTTCTGATTGGTTCAACAACTACCACATATCCTCACCTCCTTTTTAATGCACAAAAAAGCAGAGGTTCCCTCTCTGCTATTCTTCATGATACTAATTTACCACATTGTTTTTGTCAATTCTATATGTTTTTTTGACAACTTTACATAAAAAGCAAATTTGAAAGTGTATCAAGAATGACCTCACGTCTTCTGTAAATCTGCTTGCTATGCCTATACAAGTACCCAGTTTCTCCGTTCTCCATGATGTGCCAGACTTGAATCCAATCGTATCCAGTATGTTCTCCCCAACGAAGATAAAAGATTTTTTTGTCATCTGGTTCTAGATTTTCTAGTAATTGGGAGATAGCATTTTGGAGATTTTCTAGTCTTAAAATCATAGGATCGCTTGCATAAGCAACCGCTAGATTCTCCGACCTGTTGACGAATGTTCCGCTTCCACTTGCACCAGTATCATCAATACCAGGAACAGTGAGATGTTTCACTTCGTACAATCGTTCTAGTTCATGCCTTCGTTGACCGATAAGTTTGTCAATCTTTAAGTACTTATCGTCGAGTTCAAACTCAAGATAATCCCTTCGTGCTTTTGTTAAGTTCTTTTTGACCAAACCTTACCTCCCATGTATCTTTTACTTTTAACCCACTTGATAAGCTTACCATCGTTATTATTGTTAAAATAATCTGGCAGTCTTGCTGTAGGACTCTCTTTGTAGACTACTTTCTCGACTACCTGGATTGCAGGCATCATTTCATCATCTACCCATCCAACTAACCAAGCAGGATTCACGTCATAGGTTTTAGCAATCATTTCAATTTGCTTAATGGATGGATATCCACCTCGCTCATACAAGTGAATTGTATTTTGAGAAACACCCGTATCCCTAGCCATATCTTTGACAGAGAGACACAGGTCCTCTCTAAGTTCTTTCAATCTTAGCTGCATCTTGCAAATCTCCTTGCGTATTTCAAATAATTTTCCCTTCAAATATCAAAGTTATTGTTCCTGTCCCATCTTTGTGTCTAGACACCAAAGCACGACAATCTGAGCCTAATTCAATACCCTCAACTGTGATACTGCGCTTTATCCTGTCAACATTGATGATTGTACCCATTAATGTTTTAATTCTCATGCTCCATTTCCTCGATAAGCCAGTCTAAATTTTTTCTAGCTTTCTTCAGGTCTTCAAGACCGTTTTTCTTCTGATGTCGTATTATGTACTTCAAGCTGTTACCCATATAGAACCCTTTCAGCTCCTCGTCTGTCATGAAGTTCCTCAAAACATCGATAGATTCCATGCCGTATCTACCTTGATAGTGGCTTGGTTTGTTTACGTTGTCAATTATTTCTGGGTTCATTTGATAGCCTCCCCAAGTTCTAAGATTATTCGGTTCCATTCTTCTGTTGTTGTTTCTCTAAAATCAAACTGAGACATCATTTCAGCTCTTTTAAATAATACTCTCTTAAAGAATAAAGTTTTTCTGAAAAAATCCATATCATCTGTTTTAAATTCGGTTATGATTTTCTTTCCATAACCCTCTAGCTCTACATGGACTCTTGTTTTTCCATAGAGATGTAGAGGATCCGCCCAAACACTTCCTTTCAAGTCTGATTCATCGACTTTTTTAAGCATTAACGATATCTTCTTAGCTTCACTCTCTTTTTTAGCACCACTGAAAGGGTATCTTTTCGGTCTCATTCCTTATCCTCCAAAAGCTCTGGGTTCTCGTAGATGTTGCCGATGATTGTAACATCTAATGAGTCTCCATCAAGCAAATCTTCCATTAACACAGAGTCTCTATTGGTAACATGAAAGCCGCCTTGACACCATTCTATAATACCTGTGTTTATATACAGGAAATCAGACACCTCATGACAATCTTCAAATTGTACTATATCCCCCTCAAAGATTTCCTTCCCGTCCTTGTCTTTCAATCCTGTTGATTGCATGAGGATAACGTCATTAAAATCAAAACAATCGCTTTCGCAAATTCCACCCCAGCATAAGTCTATTTCGTTTATGTAAAATCGAATTGACTCTATATAATCAGCAAAACATTTTTCTGTTTTTATCCACGCTCTAAATTTCAGTATCATACCAAATCCTCCTCTTTGACAAACGTGCCGTTAATCCAACGGCCCTTGAGGTCTTTGATTTTTTGATATGCCAGTTCAAAGCATTCTTCAAAATCATAACGGAGAATATTGCTGATTGATTTTAGATATTCAACCGCGAATACTAAATCATAACGAAATATTCCATTGTATCTTCTATCGCTATATGATAGAATTGCACAAATGTTTAAATTTAAGCCTTTAAAACAGTTCATTACATCTACTTCTTCAACGCGATTTAATCCCTCAAAAATCTCTTGTACATCCTCTTTAATCAGTAAAGCCAGACCGACAATCACGACCGCACAATCTCCGATACTATCCTTTGTTATTTTCTCATTTTTCTTGAGATAGCCTGCGCATAACTCACCGAACTCTTCGATAAGCTTCAAAGACTGCTTGTCCAACCGTCCACCGTATTTAAGGCCGCGGTCAATAAACCATTGTTTGACTTTTTCTATTGTGTTCATGATAACACCTCTTTTCCATTTATTTAAAACTGACCTATTTCTCTCAATTCTGCGTAGTCATTTAAAATTCCTCGCAACTCTTCTGGTTCTACTTGAAACTCTTTGAACCAATTACCATTAGGCGATATGTGCATATACTTCATATCTACAAAATCCATTGGAAGCAAGAGACAATAAGGGTTGTCAACGCCTGTACTTTGTTCTCTTTCCAAAAATGCAACTATGAAATCTTGCTTACCTTTGCACCTAATCCTCCAATAATTTGTATTTCCTCCAGAATATAACGAACTGTATTTCACATCAATCGTCATATTTTTAAAAACAAAATCATAGATAGGGTTATTTTTCTCGAAAAGCGCATTGGCATCAACAGCGTCAGGTACTAGAGTCTGAAACAACTGTTCTGCTTGTCCACCTAACTTAGCCCCTTTACTGCCAAATTGGATTTTATCAGTAATCTTCAAGACACCAGCTTTACGTAATTTGATATGCGCAATGTGCATTGGTAAACCACTCAAGCGTACAGCTGTTCTAAAATCTCCATGCTCCAGATATAAATCTACAATATCCATGCCATCACTTTACCTCCTTTTCTATAGTAATCGTAAATTCATGGTCATTTATGTTTAAAGGTAGAACTGTTCCTGTTTTTAAATCGTCTTTTAGCAAATCCAATACAATTTCTAAAACTTGCTTACCTAAAATCAATTGCGTCTCTAAAATATTTTGCACATCTTCCATCACTCCACCTCCTCAAAATAACTATGAAATTTACTTAAATTAACAACAGCAACCTCTTCGACAAAATGTTTTTCAATGTCAAAGTCTGGGTCATCTTTACTAAACTCTTTCTTAATGGCTTTTTCAGCTAGCGAAGGTAGAGCGAATATGCTTGCTCCGTTTTTTAAGGCAAGCGCTTGACCGTGTTTGTTTACTATTCGATAACCCACATCAAACGGTCTGATTTCCCTTGGGACTTTTATGCATTCACTTTGATTCTTTATTAATTCTTCAAGCGTTTGTATCATACTCAACCTCCTCAATCTCAATCCCTGGGCAATCGAACACCCAGCCGAAACCAGCTTCTTCTAGTTCTTTACGGGTGAATTTAGACCTTAATCTACTTTGTAAGAATCCTAAGAAATTCTCATCTTCAACTCTTACAAGATACTGTTCTGCAGCTGTAATCTTCACAAAGTACCGCTTCTCTTCCTCGACCTCGTAGCCGTCAAGCCATGCACGAGCGAATGTTTCTTGGTTGTTTTTATCCTCAAGCCATTCCCTGATTTCTTTTTTTCCAAACAAATAATCCATTGCTTGAAACAAATCCCAGTCACCAGTTTTTTTGAAATACTCAATCCAATCCGCCACAAACTGCGGTATTTTGACTGGTTTATTCAATTCCTGCTTATTCATCTTAGTTTCCTCCATAAATCAAGTAAACTGCAATAACTACCTGAGCCATGCTTGGCGCATAGCCAATCCAATCATCAAACTCCTTAGATTTTGGCAACCAATCCTTGGTAGCTCCCAAATCATAGTCTGTAGGTTTTTCATCTGCGAAGATACAATCCATCACTCCTATAAACGTCATTCCATCTTCCGCCATTTCCCAGAAATAGCCGGCCCGGTCTTTCACTGCTTGCGGTAAATCTTGCTTGGGAGGTTTGGGCTTCCCGTCTTCTACCGTCCAGTTGTATACTGCATTAACTTTTTGCTTTAAATCTTCCATCATCTTCGCTTCCTCCAACTTGTTTTTAAAAAATCCAGCTCTTGCCCCTCATGGCTCAAAGACACAAGAGCTAGCAAATTCTTTATACGTCATTCGTCCAAGTCTGACGCATATTCTAGCTCGCTTTTAACGTGGTTCGCGGCACGTTGATTTTGTTACTAAGTAATAGCAATCTACCGCACCATAATCAAAACGTACATCTTCTTTTCCGATGTGTTTCTTGAATTTTGGTCTGGTAATACCTGAGAAAGCCCACTAATGGTCTTCCATCTGCTCAATGAGATCATCGACAGTGTCAAACGTTCCAAGGTAAAACTTGCAGTGCCCGTTGTAGACGAAATAAAGATTTAACATCACTCCACCTCAACTGGGTAAAAGTTCCCAAAGGAACTCCTCAAGGCCTTGCCAACTTGTAAGGCGGCCGCCCGAGAAACAAACCTCATGGCTTTCTTCTCCTCAGAACATGAAATGTCCAAGCCAGTCACACCGATAACTGCGGACATCAGAAAGGGCTTGTCCTCTCTTGTACCATGCTTTAAAATAAACATCAGCCACCTCCGTTCTAAAAATATTGCTTCCGCTTGTTTGTCAAATCATTGAAAACCATCAAATGGTCTTTATCCACACCTTTCATCAGTCTGGACATAAAGGGTCTACCATATCTTTTTTGAATGTCGGCAGAAATCAAATTCGTGGTAATGATTGTATTTGAACGCTTATTCAAGATATTGTAGAGAATAGTAAACGACCATTCGCTATCCTTCTCCATGCCCAAATCATCCAAAACCAAGAACTTAGCACTCGCAATTTTATTGACCAGAAACTCCTCCTGACTAAAATCAGCTTTAATCTTCATCAGCAAGTCTGTCACGTTGATGAAAATAGCAATCTCTTTCGTGTACTCAGATAGAGCCTTAACCATCGCAAAGGCCAAATGGCTCTTACCTGTTCCAGCTTCTCCTTGTAACACGATGTTGTTCCTAGCACCCTCAGACCACTCACGACAAATCCGCTTTGCAAAAGCTAACTTTTCAGCTTCTTTTTCAGTGGGTGTCTCAAAGTTGTCCAAGGTCGCATTTTTCAAAACCTCATCATAAAGAGAAAACTTATCAAGATAGTATTTCCTCTCTCGCTCATTCTCAGCGTTAGCCAGTTCATTCACTCTTGCCTGATTCTCTTCATGGATCCGCTCAGATTCACACATACGGCACACAACACTCTCAGTCCTTAATATCTTTATCAAAGGTATGTTATGCTTTTCGCAAAACTCTTCTTGTTGCTCTGTATTCCTGTGATAAGATAAGGCAATTTCCTCAAACACATTGTCTACCATGACAGACGACCTCCGCATTCATGCCAGCTAGCCATTTCAGACAAGCAGGTAATCACTTGATGAATCGGCTGGTTGGCTAAAAGAGTTTTCTTCTCGTAGCTTAACGGATAATAGTCTATCTCGAATTGTTCAATTAGTTCTAATACCCCCATTCGTCCTTGGCCTCCTGTTCTGATATTTCATTATTTTGTTGTCTTGACTGGTTATAATTCTTACCCTCTTTATATTTACGGTCGTCCTCATCTACCTGTTCGATCGATGTGAAGCCTTTCTTTTTCCAACTTTCAAGAATAGCTATTAGATAATTGAAACTAGGTTTGTGTGACCCTGAGGTTTTCTCGACTGCACGATTCAACATATCAAAACTCATTCCATCAAGTCCCACATAATCAAGTAACTGTTGATGCGACTTATTAGTTAGATGAATTCCGCTATTTTTTAAACTTTCAGAAAGGTTGGAACTAATCATCACCTTATTATTAATTATCTCTTTATCTTTATCTAATTCTTTATCTAATTCTTTATCTATTGCGTTACAGTAACGCACGGTAACGTTATCAATAACGTTATTAGTAACGTTACTTTCATTGTTCTGTGCAAGTAATTTTTGTTTTTGTCGATGACGTGCGGCTCTATTTCGATTTTGCTCTTTTATTTTTTCCATGCCGTCAATGTTCTGATGTTTCTCCCAATTGGGTAACACTATCACTCCATCGATTTTTTCAACCATTCCAAACTTTTCAAAAACCTCAAGAGCCATACGAACTGTATTCAACGGACGATGGAACGTTTGTGCAAGCGTTTCATCAGTGTATATAATGTTTTTAGAAATGGCTAGTACGCCTTTTCTATTCAATTTGCCTGCTAGTGTTATAAGTTTGATCCAGATTACAATAATGGCATCACGATCAGGTAAGGCATCAATCAGACAAATCTTTTCATCGT